GACTATTAAAAATGGTCTTATTTATAAAGCCAAAAGCGGTGGCGGCGCCATTACTAAAGAGGATGTAACTAAGTTTGGTATGACAACCGACGCAGTTAACACTTTTGCAATGAAACAGGCGCTTGGCACACAACAGCTTGGTTTAGTGTCTAATTTTGGAGCTGGCGCGTACAACGTCACACAAACAGGGCTTAATTTTGTAACAGGCACCCTAAACGCAACAGATGCTGCGGCTGGCCCTGGAGCAGGACCATTAAAAGTTCTTAACGGTATTGCTGCAATCATGCAAACACTTGGCGGCGCTGCTGGTGGGGCTGGTTCAAGCCTTATGAAGTTCTTAATGGGAATTCTTGGTCTTCAGGGCAAAGCAACAGGTGGACCAGTAAACGATGAACAACCATACGTTGTTGGTGAAAAAGGTCCTGAGCTATTTATTCCAAAAACTGACGGAGTAATTATTCCTAACCATTTAATGGGGACTAAAAACCGTCACGAAGGTGGCGGAGTAAAACACAGTCACAAAGGCGAAACTTTAAAAGAAGCTCAAGTTAGAGCACTTTTAAAACAAGCAGGGTTTAAAGAAGGAAAAGAGCTTGACGAGGCTGTAGCTATTGCTCGCGCTGAATCAAACTTTAGAACTAACGCTGAAGGCGATAAAGAACTTGCCCGTAAATCTGACCTTTGGGATTATAGTATTGGTCTAATGCAGATTAGAGCGTACGATGACCCAACTAAAGACCCTAAAAGAGACTCTCGTAAACTTTATGATCCTTTATTTAATGCTGAATCTGCGTACAAAATTTATAAAGGCAGCAACGACTGGAGAGCTTGGTACACTTCAGCAACTAAACTAGGGCTTAAAGGCGGAGGTTCTAGTAGCTCTTCATCATCATCTTCTTCTTCTTCTGAGTCTACAGACAGCGCAGTTTTGGATGAAAAAGGTATTGCAGCAGTTAACAAATATTTAGGTAAAGATTTTGGTGACGCCTATAAACAATATTTAAAAACTGGCAAAATTGGAGACATTAGTCTTGCAGGACTTGTTGGAGGCGGCGCTGCTGGAGCAGGCCTTGCTTCAACGCTTGGTAGCGCAATAACTAACAACTACGGCGGAGTTACATTTAATATGAACGTTCTAGGCGGGGACCCTAAAACCCTTGAAAGCACGTTTAAAAGCTGGTTTGAAAAACTTAAAACAGGAACAGGGGTTAGTGGTCAATAATGGCTATATATCTAGAAAATCAAGTTTACGACGAAAGCCCGTACACAGGAACAACCGCGTCCGCAGCAGTCAATGTAACTTTGCAAAACGAAGCTAGACGTATTGCTTTAGGCCTTCCTAAAGGTGCTTTAATTGACACGCCGTTAAATGACCGCCAATATGATACTTACGTAGAAACTTATGCAAAGCTCTTAGAAGCAGCATCCAAAGAAGTAAACACAGCTTCAGGACCTGTAACAAAATATATTGGAGTCTCACAGCCTACAGCCAATTACAAATGGAACCTGCCGCCACATAAATGGAGTTTGCCTGTAAGGCCTACAACTATGGATCCAGAATTTGTAGGAGCTAACGAATATGATTCTTTTCATGGCCTTCGTCGTGGACGTATCTGGTTTTGGGCGGGTGTACGCGACACCGCTGAATTAACTGCGGAAGGCCTTAGAAAGTTAAAAGGTGGAACAGTAGAGGGGTCTTCCGACACTGCTGCTTCTCCAGCTACTCAAGTAGATAACGATTACGCTTTTCAATTTCTTTGGAACCCTACAACTATTAGCACAAGCGTTGTACGAAACATGGAAATTACACCAAACCAAGCTGACACATTAAAAGTTGTTGCTGGTGCGTTCCCTGGCCAAGAGACTGTATCTTTAAACATAATGTTAGATAGAGTAAACGACTTTGCTTGTATCAAGGCAAGCTCAGGAGCGAACTCTGTTGTAAAAAATATAAATCCTGATGATCCAGCGTCTTTTACACCTGTTCAAGAGCTTCTTAGTAACAACTATACTGGGTTTTCTTCGTATTACACTGGTAATAGTTACCCTGTGCAGTCAAATGAAAAAACTATTGAAGAAAAAATATCTGATTTAATGAATCAAGGCACAATGGCTGATTTAGAGTATTTGTTTAAAGCAATTAACGGCGGTTACGCGTGGAAAAACCTTTTAGGTAAGAAAACTGCAAACATTGGTTTCCTCATGCCAACCCTAATGGGTATTCAACTTGGACCAACTCTTGATAGTTTAAACTATGTTGGTTGGGTTACAAATATTGGCATCAACCATACAGATTTTACTGAAAACATGATCCCAATCAGAACAACAGTTTCATTAAGTATTGAATGTTTCTCTGGCTCAGGAAATGAGGCATCGTAACTCATGTCTATTTATAAAGGCTCTCGCTATGAGTATTCAACAATTGATTATGTGGCAACCAAAGCCCCTTACATAGAAAAACCACTTGTTCTGTACTCTTTCTCTAACTTAGGTTTAGTTAACTTTTGGGAACATGTTTATGTGCAAGGGGAACGCCTAGACCAAATCTCTTATAAGTATTATAAGCGGCCTGAGTACTGGTGGATAATTCCAGAATACAACCCGTATATTGAAGACATTAATAATATAACGCCAGGTACTGTGCTACGGATACCTAATGTTTAAATTTATATCTATTGAGTTTCCAGACGCTAAAGTGTCCCCAAAAACAATTTACAGAGCAACTATTACTCAAAAACGGTACCACCACGAAATTGCGGTAATTGAGTTTAAAGATTGGGGAGCGGAATACGATTCAATATCTCCTGGGTCGCCTGTAAGAATGGTAATTTCAAGCACTGGGGTGGGTAAAAGAAACTTTTATGGTTATGTGCACCATTTAAGCGTTGATAGAACCCCAGGCAAAAACTTTACAGAAGTTACTATTGTTGGCGGGTCGTTTCCAATGAAACAAAGACGACAACGAGTATACAAAGAGACAACAGCTGACCAGATAATTAAAGAGATAGCGGCCTCTTATAATATGGCCTGTTATGCGGTTGCTTACCCTCGCGTGTTTCCTCAAGTTTCTCAAGCAGGGCTATCTGACTGGGAATTTATGGTAAATCTTGCAAAACAATGCGGATACTCTTTAAGAACAGAAAACACAGAATTGTATTTTCAACCAATTCTTGAAGACTATACTAAATACAGAACAGAAGCACCTAAATTTGTATTACGATCAGCGTCACACCCAGACGGGTCTAGCCTGTATTCGTTTACTCCAACAATAAGTGAGTCTATGCCATACGCGGAAGGCACAAAAGCAGCCATTGCAGTATCTGGCGTTGATGTTTTAAGCCAAGTTCCAATGTCTGTAACTCAGCAAGTTAGAAATAAAACAACTAGAACTAAAAAACAAATAGAATTCTTTGACTTGTTTGCTACAGACATCGTTGCTCAAACCCCAGAGGTAGCTAAATATGAAGCTGAAGCTGCCGAAAATAGAGCTCATTTTCCATATAGAGCAACTGCAGAGGTAATTGGCTCTCCTGAGCTTCGGCCAGATATGCCAATATATGTAGAAGGCGTTGGCGCCCCTTATTCTGGCTACTGGGTAGTGTTAGAAACAGAGCATAAAATTATTGAAAAAAATAGAAATGTTTTTCAATATACAACGGTTCTCCACCTTGGAGCAGACTCTTTAGGCTCATCTGACGTATGGACAGATAGCAAAACTGTAATTTCTCCCTCAAAGTATCCAAAAAGAACTGTAATACCAAATGTAAAACAAACAAAAGTTAAACCTGTAACGGCGTTAAACTCAAAAACAAAAGTAGGAACTACTACAAATAAAGGTAGTTTTGGTACTATAGAGAATAGAGCTAACGTAAGCACTAACACTAGGTCAGATGCCCCTAGCACTTGGGCTACCCTTACAAAATCATTAGATATATTAGTACCTGTAGTTAAAAAACCTGTAGCTATTGTAAACAGATTAGCTATAAAAAGAATGGAGGGCTAATGGAAAAGCACTATGGATTGTATTTAGGGTTCTGCGTAGACAACCTTGATCCAGATAACAGAAACCGTATAACACTTAGAGTTCCTCAAATATTTGGGGAAACGGCGGTTACTACCTGGGCTTTGCCATGTTCTCCTGTTACGTCTAATGCAAACCACCCTGACCATAAAAAACATTTAGCCGCTGAAGTAGCCGCGTTACTTAACGCACATGCTGATCACGCAATTTCAGGAACAACTGGTGGGGCTATAGTTTCTACTTTTGGTTCTCACACCCACAGCTTTAGCTATACAGCTTCACATACTAACAACCATACAGGTAACAGCTTAAGCCTTAATCATGATCATGAAACCGCGGCTAATACAGAAGAGCGTTGGAACGACGCTCAAGAAACAAATACAACGGCAGAGCACACGCCACACAGAATAGTTCCAAAAATCAACCAACCTGTGTGGGTCATGTTTGTT